CCAGATATCCCTAAAACTCTGAGCCCAGTTATTGACTGCGTTGTTCCAATAAAAGTCACTATGCGCTCTGAGCTTGCTTTTCTTATATCCAGCATCTAATAAAGATTGCATGTCTGGTCTGACATTGGGGTCATGATCAGGCAAGTAGTCTTCGCGACTCACACTATAATGCAGGGCAGGTCTGACACCTCTCCAGCTATCTATCACAGGTTTTAATCGATCATCGTCAGGCTCTATGTATTCACCAGTACGAATCCAATGATGATGTATATCCAGAACCAGAGCACAGTGCTGGCTCAGCTTGACACTTTCGTCTATGCCCCAGCGTGTTTCGTCATTCTCTATGGTAATGGTATTACGAGCTTCAGGACTGAGGCGTGGCAGGGCAGCAATGATGCCTGCGGCACCCTGCTTACCAGCTATGTGCACATTGCATTTAAAGTCCTGGAATGTCTGACCATAGCCCATCCAGCGGATTAGATCAGCATGATATTCAAATTCTTCTAGGCTACGCTCCACGATACGAGGCATATCAGAAGCCAGCACAACAAACTGGCCAGGATGAAAAGACAACCGAACATCAGCACTGCGGCCCACCCGGCCAACTTCTCCGAGTGCCTTTTCTGCATATGCTCGTACATCACTTCGCTTCCAAAAATAACTCCAGCTAGGCTCAGTGTACACAGGAAGTATATCACTGCCCAGGCGTACCATCCTTCGATTATCATCTAGTGTTCCTACCTTTTCAATAAGTTTACGAATACTTTCTATGTTATGTCGCATCAGATCCCAGAGTCGTTCTTCGGCAACGTCCCGAGTCTGACGATTCAACCAAGCCACAGTGGTCACACGAGTGTTCAGTTGCTTGGCTTCGTCATCGGGTTTAAAGCCGTTGATCTGTTCTGGACCGTCAATCCATTTACAACAAAACCCTACGCGACCCAATTTGGATTTTCCATAAGAACCACGCCCAGGACTATCCAGGCAACTATGAGTGCTACAATCCAACCATTGGGTTCTTTTTCCTGATTAGATTGCTGTGTATAATAAAACCCAGCTTCTCTGGCACTGCGAGCAAATCTAAAATTATTAGGATCTGAACCAGGGTCACGACGACCTGCCCAGTTATCTGTACGACTATCTTTATTATGCATTATTTAATATCCTTGTCTGAGTCTGGTGTAAATTTATCTGATCTAAATTCTATAAACACTGGTAAGAACAAACTTCCCTGTCCGGTACTTTTGTCATTGATACGGGCATTATACTTGACTGTAACGATCCGCCCGAGGCTATTAATAGCAGTAATGCTATTTCTATCATCATCACTAAAGCCCGAGCCCACATTGACCTTAACAGCACCATCAAGAGACTCAAGCACCAAAGCACCCAAACGTCCAGCATTTTTACCTGTACCTTCCTCCCAGCCTACGCATCTGAGATCGCATTCCAACTCACCTTTGAATTTAATCTGGTGTTTGGCTCTTTTATTTTCCCACACTTCGGTAACATCTTTGAGTATGATACCTTCGTGACCATTGTTAAAGTATTCGGTAAACTTGGCCTGAGCTTCGGCAATGTTGTTTACCATGTTCCATTCCACCAGATGAATGCGGCTGGTTAAAATTAAATTCATGAGTTTCTTAAATCTATCACCATAGATGGTACGACACACACCAGCTTTAAAATCTGCCACAGGTATGATGTCCCACAGCGTGGCTTCTACCTGAGCTGCTTCCATGCGGTTAATGGTTCCCTTGACACTTTTATTTAATATGCCATTGCCGGTCTTGCGATCTAATACCTGGCCAGCATTGACCACAATTAGCTCTCCATCAAACACCAGATTCTCACCGCCAGCCAGGCCTATGAAGTCTTCTTCTAGTTCGCCCAGCAGATCAATTTCTCGGCCATTGCGGGTGCGGAATTCAACCTTGCCATCCTGTACTATGGCATTGAATCTCATGCCGTCCATTTTAAGCTGAGTCATGGCCGGCCACTGAATACGATCCACCAGCTTGGCGTCATAGGGACTAGCCAGCATTACGGGGTATTCAGGAATCAGTCCTGGCCAGATTTTATTAATGGTAGCCTCGCTTACACCACAACGCAGGTCCTTGGCCAGGATGCGCTCTATGATGGTGGCATCGTTTGGATGTACACTGCCCAGGACAATTTTCAGATGCTCAATGCCTGCATTGCCCGTGACTGTTCGGCTGCTAAGCAGACTCAGTCTGGACATGGCGGATTTCAAGCTATCTTTGCCCTGGGGCTTATGATCGGGAATTTTACGTATATAGAATTGAGTATATGGATCATAGGCCAACCTAAAAGCTTCACATAGATCTGCATTATCCTTATTCTTGGTTAATACAGCTTCTTTGTGAAGACGACTGGCACTGCTGTTAATTTCATCTAGTATTTTTAATATCATAACACCATTCTATAGGAAAACCAACAAGATGTCAAGTTATTTGTACCGAACCAAAGGCTGTTGTATGTTCATAGACCTTGGTTTTTATGTGCTTGTTTGGATGCTGAATCTTTATTTCATTGACGATTATGGGCAGGTCATCCAGGCTGTTGATAAAGCCATGCATGTGCCAGCCCTTATTGCGACCTATGCTGTCTATGACCGCATATTCCAAGATCAGTTTTGGGGCCATCAGGCTATTCAACTGAGCCGCCTTCGGTATCGTCAGGTCGTTTGATTTCAACGTTGGGGGCATATGAAATATCTTCGGCACCCGTAATTGAAACCTCACCTGGGCCCGTGTCTAAATGAGCTGCAGCAAAATAGTCATTGTTGTAATCTGGGGTTAGATCCAGGTTGGTATAGGTATTGTGTAGGGTGATTTCATTATCTACAATGTCTATGTGACCAGAAAATACAAATCCCGAACCCTTGAGAAATAATTCAAAGTTGCCAATGACATCATCTAACTGTTCGGCTTTGAAATCTAAATTGTTGCGAAATACTGTATTACCTTCGCTATCGTCTTCGTACATGGTTAAACTATACTGTGCCATTTTGTGCTCCTGTTACGGTTGTATATAAGTTTATAAAATCTTCGTGTTGCTGTACTTCTTCGTTCAGGTTGCGTTTGTGATACACGCCCATCATTTTACGAAATACTTTTTTATCCAGATCATAGCTGTCACAGGTATTTTTAATGATGTCGCTGATTAGGTCCCGTTCAGCTTCGGTACGGGTCAGTGCATTGCTGCATTCCTGCAGAGCCTGGCGAATTTTTATCAGATCCGCTGGATTATTTACTTGAGCCATTGTTGTTCTCCTGGGTGGGTTTAGGTTGACGATCTTTGAACACAGGTTTGATGGCTGCTGCCAGCTCGGCCTGAATCATCATGTTTTTAAATATGCTGCGTATCTTCTTGGGTGTTCCAGCAATCAACTTCTTGCTGGTCTTGCTTAGGTTAAAACTGCTGTTGGGTTTCATATTACTCCTTGATTAATCATGCGATAAATTTCCTGACGGAACATTTCCATGCTGCCTATCTTGCGTTTGTTAAGTCTGATGTCATAGCCGCTGCGTATCTCTATGCTGCCTATGCTGGTGGGTAGCTCATAATGGCTACTATGCCGAATGCTGCTCTCACGAGTCACGCCTGCGAAGGCCAGCAATTCTGTGAGTTCACCTTTGGTGACGTGACGGCTAAACCAGGCGTTCATCCGCGTCTCATCTTGGCAATGTCGACAGCATCTTCGGACTGGAATACTGGTATGGCATTTGACTTATGCAACTGACCTATGCCTATCATGGCCGTGCCAGTATACTGGGTCACTTCTCGTTTAGCTGCTAGACCAGCCCCAGTATCCAGGCTAGGAATATGGTGGGTAAGGCGCTTAGGATCAACCACAGGAGCATTATGCACAACTGGATCGAATCTGGTAGCTCGCGATACCTTGGAATTTTTAGGATTATCTTTTTTAATGTCATAGCGAACCAGTAGTTCAGACCAGACTTCGGCGTTGCGTCGAGCCTTGGCTGCGGCCTCGGCATTACGAAACTTAGGCTTACCTTTTTTCTTCCCAGTAGTCGAATACATGGGAGGCAATAAATGCATGGTCATAACAAATCCTCACGTAAAACATCATTATATATGAACAGCACTGGGCTGTCAAGCTTTTAGTAACAGGTACGGGTTCGGGTATGGTTGCCGTACTGGTCAATGCTTTCGATCCAGGCTGTGCAATTCTGATAGATTGGTGTGCTTGGATATACATTGGTAGTTACTGGTGAACCATAGCGTGGTTGACCTAATTCATAACCTATGACACCACCAATCAACAATGGCATTACATAGTTATAATTGTTGTTATAGTAACCACCATGGCCATAACCGCCATGATATCCACCGTTGTAATATCCGCCATGACCCCAACCATTGTGTGCAAAAGCACTGGTTGAAGCTGCTGCCAGAGTTAGTGCTAATAATATCTTTTTCATAAGTTCTCCTATGCTGTTAATTGTTGAGCCGCACGACCCCATTCTTTCAATCCATTTGTATTGGGTTCAAAACCCATCTTGATTAAAAACTTCTTGACATGACCAGGGATATAACCCTTGCTACCCAGAACACCCAAGGGACTTTCACCATTGGCCAATCGGTCAAAATACTCACTCTGAACAAAATTCTTGATCAAAAAGTTTTTAAACTGATTGTGGTCCTTGGCATACTTGAAACGAGCCACAAACTTACCATCATAGGTCAAATAACCGCCTGAATAATTAAAATTTTCTTTTATAAACATCATCATAATATAATACCTTTCTCATTTAACATACACATATTATATATGATCTAGACCAAAATGTCAAGCTCTAACCCATTGATTACAAAGAAAATCTAACCTATTGATTACTAAGTACTATTTTTCTGCCTTAAAATCAGGCAATAATCCTGGGAATGCCTCGGCTACCACAGCCGCTGTCAGGCCTTTGTAGGCTTTGCTTAACTCTCGAGCCTTCATCTGGCACAGCAACTTGGCTTCGGTATGATGTACACCTTCCAGTATCTGCACCCAGATATTTTCTACCTGCAGACGTTTCATGCCCGGTGCACGATTTGGATGATTTTTTACCACCAGATACATGCGACGGAATTCTGCATACAGATTGCTGTCATTAAGGTCTGGTGCATAGGGCATATCTGGATCCTTGATGCGATATGGTGGATCACCTGGCGGCAAATCTAATTCAATGTTGGTGTCAAAGTTAATGCTTAGTACACCTCGCAGCACTGGGTTGTCCAGTTCCTGCAGCTTGGCTACCTTGGCGGCCTTGGTGGGAGCCAGGGTTACCTGCTCCAGAATTTCTACTACGCTTAGTTTCATTAAAAGTCTCCTAGACTGTCAATAAGATTTTTCATGCGGTGCTCCATGAAATAATTTAATAGCTGACTCTTGTCCTTGCGTGGCTGAGTCTGCCAGGCACCAATGATGTTATTCCGGACAGTGTCGGGAATATAATCAAAATCAATCAAATAACGATTTCGCTGAAAGTTACGAGCTGTCTCGGTATCTACCTGAGCATGGAACTCGTCGGGGTTGATGTCCAACCAGGGGTCCATCTTCTTAGCCGTAATGGGTCTTTGGCGAGCCTCGGTGGTAAATGTATCGTCGGCCGACAATATGTTGGGGATTCCATCTCCCTTGTCACCCTTGATGATGTGCTGCATGAGATAATGCTGTATGCTCTGCTCAGGCTTGATCCACTTCTTATGTATGGGGCTGTACTGGGACACATTCTTGTACTTCTGTAGCTGTATAAAATCATGATCACCACTCAATATTAGGACAGGTTGAGGTTCAGGCTCGCCAAACAATCCTGCAGCAGTCTGCAGATCATTGGTCTGAGTCCAGAGAGTCAGGACAGCTATGACATCGTCGGCTTCGGCGCCTTCGACATCTATGACCTGGTAGGGGAAAATCTGATGCAGTTCGGCTCGAATTTCGCTCAGGGTGTCAAAGATTAGTTTCCAGTCAAAACCACTGTCTTGACGAGCCTTTTTACGGCTGGCTTTGTAATAGGGGAATTTATCTTTGCGCCAGTATTTGCGGTTATCACAGGCAATGACCAATTCACCAAACTCAGCTCCAAATTTTACCTTGTAGCTGCGTATGGCATTGATGATCATGTGGCGTATGAGATCTTTGCGAATCTCTACATCGGTTCGACCGGCCAATTCGGCCATTAGAGTGCTGATGGCGGTCTGATTAAAATCAACAATTATCATGAGATACTTTCATTAAATATACTGCCATTATATAGTATTTTGTTCTAGATGTCAAGCACAATCGCTGAATGCATCAATCCAACGTCTGTTACAGGCCGGATCTTTATCTGCACAGGGTGATTCTGTCTGAGATTTGGTTGGAATGCTCTGGACCATGGCTTCGGTTGCGATATTAACTAATTCAGTTGTTGTTTCTGGGTTATTGTCTTCCATGATTCTTCCTGCCTTGTGGGCTTTTAGTTATTGAGCTTTTGGCTCGGTATAATATTTATGTCTAATGTATGTTTGGTATGGTTAATTCAGCAGTAAGGTTCCAGTCTTCAACCGTGGCTCCGCGTGGAACGTCGATGCCTTCGATGATGGCTTTCTTTACGAACTCCATGAGCAGTCCATTGTATACGTTGTCGGGTAATTCTGTGATGTCAAGTTTAATCTTCATAATCTAATCCCAAAGGCTCCTGTAGTATTTTCCAAATAATTTCAATCCATTATCAATGCGTTCGTTATGTTTCTTCAACCCAACATGATCTACTTTAATCTTACGAACCTGTTTATCAAGATCATCTTTTGGATTATTAGCTAGAGAATGATCATAAAACGGAGCTTCATGATCGTTCATGGATAGTTGTGTAAAGGTCCAGATCATTTCATCCAGTACATAGTCCCAGCGTTTAAAGAATTTTTTATCTACACCGTCATGAATCCTATGTACATCTGGATCAGCAGTGCCAGTGACATTGTGATTGGTTCTTAATCTGACTGGTACATCGGCATCATCAACAAAGGGAGCCCCGTGTTTGGTGGCCTTAAGTTGCCTAAGCATGGGCAGTATGATTGGACTTAAAGTGCTATCCAGACTCCAGGTATCATAATGATCAATTTTAACATAGTTAATGGGTGGATGCATGAAGTCCAGTAATCGCATCCAGGTTTCACACATGGGAGTTAATAGCTTATTAAGCCGTTTAACCCAGGGTTCATCATAATCAATCTCACGCCACCAGCAGATCACCTCACAGATCTTGTAGGGGCTTACCCAATGGTCTCGGTACTTGCTTATGTAAACCTTCATTATAGTACTCTCAATAGGATTATTTCAGAATTAATACGACCATTTAATTTTGTTTCTGTAGTGGTTAGGTCACTGAGAATTTTTCTAAGCTGAACCTTGCCAGCATCCAGTACCTGTTTGGTAATGATGTCTGGTTTTCTAAGAGTTCTTTGCACACTGGTGTCTGGATCATAGCCCTGCAGGCTTGTGCCTCGAACACTGAACCCAGCTGCACCAGTAGCATAATAACAGCCAAGCTTTTTATTACGAGTATTATAGATCCAAAGCTGCTGAGCTCCAATGATTGAAGGTGCACTGACACTGGTTAATCCTAGCTCGGCAAATTCCCGTAGGTATTGCAGTTTGGCTACCTGCACTCCAGCGGGCTTGGCTTTCTTGACCCGAACCTTCTGATTGGCTTTCTTAAAGTCCGCCCAACGCTGGCCATCTTCAATCAACTCTAGCAGGAAATTTTCTAAACGACCTCGCTGAGCCACAGTAAAGCAACTATAAGCCTCGGTCAATTGTTCATCTGCAGGCACCTGAGCTATTTCCGTAATACGCTGATCCAATAGACTCTTGATGGCCGTTCCAAATACCTTGGGACTGTTGGCACCTTGCAGGTATTTAAATAAGTTAAAGTCAGTTTTACGACAGTCATTTAAAATAAAATTATCAATTTCACCTTCCAACTCACCAAAGAATTCTGATTGTTTGGCAGCAAGTGCGTCCTGTATGCTGGGTCTTTTTACTGCATCTTCTTGCGCAGGTTCTGCAGGTGCTTTGACCGCCTGCTTGAGCATGTCTGCTATGGTATCGGTTAACTTGGTGTTATCTTTAGGACTTAGCTGAGCTCCATGTTCAGCCAGACGAGCCAGCCAACCAAATACTGGTCGCATATAAAAGTCTGGGACTGCATCAAAGGTTTTTAATTCAGCTGGTTGTTGCTTTTTGATCCAGCTTCTCAGATATGATCTGGCTGTCTTTAGGTCCTTTTCATAGTTATACCAGTTAAAGGCTCGCATCAGAGCAATGTTATATCCAGGCTTAGTGTGGTCAATTTCGGCAGCTATGGGCTCTTTGCCATGCGCCATCTTTTGCATCATTTCTTCAATGTGTTTATTTGAAAATATATCAGCCATTATCGTTTCCTTCTGGCACGGGCCTCGTTAATTAATACTTCTTGTATTCTATTATCTTCTTGCAGTTTTGTCAAGCTTTTTGTTTGTGAATCGACTCGATTGTTTAAGATTCTGATCTCTTCGTTGGTGCCCTGTAATTCAACATTGACCTGACTCAGACGATCGCTTAGCTGATTGATGTACACTTCGTAGTTTTTGGTCTGTATGTAGCACATGAAGGCTATGTAACTGGTTATGGCTGCAAACAGAGCCAGGACAAGATTTAAGAACTTATGCATGTTTGAATTCCTGTATGGTTTCAAGTTTAAAGCTGCGCCAGGCCTGTTTGTCCAGATCCCAGACACATAACACATTGATGTTTTCTTTACGGGTTGTTTCTTTGGTTTCTTCCAGAGCCGGAAGTAGGTCTGCATCCAAAGTACAGTTCATGACTCGCTGAGTTCCGTCAGCCTTGGTAAAGTTAATCTGCATCTGACCCGTGCTGAGATGTTCTTGCAGAAAAGATTTAAATTCCTGCTGAGCCTCGGGTTTGGCATTGTTATACCAGTTTGGTGTCCAGTCGGCTAATACAAATTTACCCATGTTGTTCTCCATATAATTTAGTTAGGTGCTGATAGATTCGTACATAATAAGCAAATCTGCGGGGTTCACGTTCGGGGTTTGGTAAGCGATCTCCAAACATATGAACCATAGTATTCCAATGAAATTCTAAATCGGCTTCAGTTAACAAGTTTATGACACTCCGCAGACATGAATTCTTCTGGATGTTTGATCTGATGTTCAAGCAACAACAGATGACCAGATGTCTGACAACTTTCAAAACTGGGGTATGTAGCACGACTGACTTCAACTACCGAACCAGTTATGCTTTTCATATATACGATTAAAATGAATACTATATCCATAAGAGCAGTATATATGGGTTCTTAAATTTTGTCAAGCACTTTTAGGGGTGGAATATTTATGACATGACTACGGTGAATTCTGACCTGTATAATGCCATTATACCAACTGGTCGGATTTTCCAGTACTTGGCGTGCAAATTGTTCTCGGGCCTCCAGATAGCTAAGGCTCCCCTTGCTGTCGGCGAAGTACAGTATGTCTCGGCGAAACCGATCTTCACCCAGAGCTGCTACATCGGCTCGGACCTCGGGACTGGAACTCCAATAGGTTTGCCAGTCGCTGTCTATCTGACTTCGAAGTTTTTTACGTTTCTTGACGCCATTCTTCTGAGTCACCATCTTGTATTTGACTTTGCTAAACTTGCTGAGTTTTTTACCTATGTACTGACGGCCAGTGTCTAGATTGGTGATCAAGTAAACAAACCCGACTTTGTCGTCGGGTAGTTGGGTGATTATTTCGTTCTGGTAATACCAGTTATTAATTGTCGTCATCGGTAGGAACATCGTCTAGGTGTTCTTCGTCTAGACTTTCTCCACAGAATGGACAGGCGCGCACTGGATAGTATTCAACATCCATGTCATGCTGCAATTTAAACACTGCGTCACAGTTCTCGCAGGTTATATGTGTATTAAGTGCCATGTGTTTCCTTATGATTGCAACTATGGCAATCTGGGTTAGTTGATGGATCATTTACAGCCAGCCATCGGGGCGGTGAATCCGGACAACTGGCTCCGGACAATAGGGTCTTGGCTGGCATGAAACAGCCGCATAATTTACAGACCTTGAGTAGATTTCTAAAATGTTCACAGCCTTTGCAAATAGCCAATCTGGCTTCGGCCACGGTCAGCGTGGTCTCGCCAGGCATCACCATATCCAGTTATCTCGATGCCATTTAACTATGCCGGCAATTTCAGCGTCAAGTTTACGCTGAGCCATCCAGCCCAGCTTTTTAAGCTTGGTGCCATTGATACTGTATCGCAAATCAGCACCGGGTCGTTCATAATTGGTATTTATGTAATCAGCTACATTGGCATCTGCACCGTAAAACTCTCGAACCACGGCTTCAACTACTTCCAGGTTAGATGTTTCATGGTTACCAGGTATGTTGTAGATTTCGTTGACGGTTCCACTGTTGATGATGTGTATGACAGCATCTGCAGTATCCTCTGCATGTAACCAGGTACGACGCGGCGTTCCACCCAGATGCAAGGGAATCTTGCGGCCTAACTGCAGGAACTTGACTGCCTTGGGTATGAGTTTTTCTACATACTGGCCAGCACCATAGTTATTGGTTGGGCGAACTATGACATAGGGAACATCATGAGTACGAGCCCAGGCCAGGATCAGCTGATCTGCAGCTGCCTTGGTGGCTGAATATGGATTGCTGGGATGCAATAAATGATCTTCGCTAAAACTTCCGTCGATGATATCACCATAGACTTCGTCAGTACTAAAATGCAGAAATATGGGCATGCCATAGCGACCCTTGCTGGTAATAAGCTTGAGTAAATGATGTACGCCATTGATGTTGGATTTTAGGAATACATCTGAACCATCTATGCTGTTGTCTACATGAGTTTCAGCTGCACAGTTAATGACATAATCACAATCCACCAGACGTTCAATTTCATTGATGTCTATGGGCTGCAGATCAAATTCAACCTTGTTGTCATAGGAAATCATTTTTAATTCGGCTTCGCGATCTGGATTGGCAGCATAGGTTATTTTGTCTATGCCTATGACGTGCCAGCCTGCTTCCATGCATTTTTTAGCAACATAGAATCCTATGAATCCCAGACAGCCTGTTACATAGACAATTTTTTTATTAGTTGATGGTTGTTTGTTTTCTGCTAGAAATCCCATGCTCATAATATTCCCATTCTGTTTAAGTTAAGACCACATCCAGTATAATCTGCATCAGTCAAGGTGTTCAGTACGTTTAATTTTATATTGAATCCCTGGTCTTCTATATATGCCTGAGCAACCTGACTAATTTTCTTTTTAGTCAGGTACACCAGGTTTATGTCCTTGATCAGATTAAAATTTTCTACATAGTGTCGGACTATGCGAACAAAATCCGCTTGGCTGATGTAATCCATGTAGCGATCGTTATAAACATCAAAAGTTTCTTTGTTTTCAGCAGCTGCCTGATCAATGCGATTAAATAGACGAGTCTGAGCTATGATACCAAATAATCTGAGGTTGTACCAGTTTTGCCAGCGAAGTACATCCCGAGCAATCAGATTCTTGCTGAGTGCATAGGGATACAGGGGCAACTGTTGTCTGAGCACATATTCGGGTCTGTCAGCACCAGTGCCCAGCTCACAACCAGATGCTATGTTGATTAGTTTACTACCATAACCATTGCAGATATTTTTAATGTTGTCCCAGATCACCAGGTTGGTATGTGTGATGCTGGGAGCCAGACTGGTTACATTGTCTGCTCCAGCGGCCGCACAGTGTATGATGACATTGAAACTTTGACCTGCAAACCAGGACTGTACTGCATTGGCATCCATGAGGTCCAGATCAGTACGGCCCTGCAGGGCTACAACATCATGATCAGTCATCAGATGCTGGGTTAATATCTTACCTATGACGCCATTAGCGCCAGTTATTAGTATTTTCTGTCTTGCCATAATCTGGGAATTCAACTAGTATAGTACTACCCTTGCGTGTATATGCATACTTATAGGCATCAACGATGTCGTCTGAATGTTTTAATTCAACAATGTTGATGTGCTGACACATGTTGGCAAAGGCTTGGGCAAAATTGCCACGATGCTGGTCCTGTGGGTCAACTGGTATTTCAGTACCCACGGCTACTCGTATGATTACCTTGGGATCTACTTTACCTGAACTCATGCTGTGTAGTTTGTCCAGATGATTTACAATCTGATCGGCCGCACACAATAAGAAGTTCCAGCGTGGATATATGGCTATGGGTACATAACCATTCAGAGCCAGGCCTGTGCAATAACCCATCTGAAAGTTTTCTGTAATGGGAAATTCTAACTTCTGCTCGTCGGCTATGTCAATTAAACTGTTAAACATGCCTGTGCCAGCATAACGAACTGCCTGACCAACAAACAGCGTGTTGGGTTGTTGACTCAACCAGTTCATGGCCTTGATTAATTCACGATTGTATAATTCGGTTCTGTTCATTAGAATTGCACCCTGACGCCCGCACCTGCGTGTGGATATTTAGTATTCTTGTATTTGTAGTAGACCAGGTTAGGCGCCTCATAATCAAAGTCAAAACTAGGACTGGCATTGAACAGATACCAGGGTTTGCTACGACCCCAGACCAGATCAGTTGGAGTTTCTACACTGAGTCCATTGTCTTCGATGATAAAGGTTATGGGCAATTGTTGTCCCACTGCATACTTATAGGCTTCGTGGAACGCACCGGTTTCAGCACTCATGTCACCTAACCAGCACCAGACCCATTCGCCATTGCCTTTTAATTTATTGGCCGCAGCAATGCCCGTGGCTATGCTGGGTATGCCACCAACGATGCTGGAACAATGTATCTTATACTCAGGTAGGTTCATGACCATGCTCTTGCCAGCCAGAATCTGTTCTTTTAGATACTCAGGTGGAACACCTTTTAATAAACACTGATAATGGTTGCGCCAGGTAGCACAGACCCAATCTTTTTTAATGTCTATGCATTCAAAGATTTTGCGAATCTGTTCTTCATTGCCATCGTATAAATGTATGGGCGCTCGAATCTCAGCACGATTAAAGCATTCGGCTATGTCGGTTTCAAAGGCCTGTAATTCAGCTGCGGTCATCATACAAATAAGCTCATGAATCCATCAACCTTTTCACCTATGTAGGCAATCTGTTCTGGAGTTATCACCGGACTGGTTCCATGGAAGTAAGTGTGAGTAGTAACATGTGTGGCAACAGGAAAGTTAGTTTTAATTTCATCCTGGTTGGCAAACAGGTTCAGATGCTGATAGGCTGGCTGCAGCATGATGTTGCCAGCAAAATATGGACGAGTCTGTATGAGATTTTCTTCCAGATAGTCCACAATGTCAGCACGTTTGAATGGAGCATCCTTGCGTATGGTCAGAGGGAATGCAAACCAATCTGGATCGCTTTTAGCTCTGGGGCGTGGTAAATAAAAGAACTCTTCGTACTTAGCATAGATGTCAAACAATAATTTATAATTACGACGACGCAACTGACCAATTTCTTCGAGCTTGTCAAGTTGTTTAAGACCCATGCTGGCCTGTAATTCTATGGGTTTAAGATTGAATCCAATTTCATCATACACATACTTGTGATCGAATATCTCGCCAGGCATGCTTGGAATCCATTCATCAAATCGTTTACCACAGGTTCCGCATTTAAGTTTGTTGGCTTCGGGTCCTACACAGTAGCAACCACGACCCCATTCACGTAAACTACGCACAATGGTCTCGGTATTTTTATCTTTGCAGGCTACAAATCCACCTTCACCCATGGTCATGTGATGAGCCGGATAAAAGCTACAACTTGACATTTCACCAAATGAACCCAGAGGTTTACCATCATAGGTACTGCCCAGTCCATCACAGCAGTCTTCTAATAACACCAGGTTGTATTTGTTGACCAGTTCCATAACCTGATCCATGTTAGGTGGATTACCCAGCACATGAGCAAAGGTAATGACCTTGATGTTGTGCTTCTGGATCAGAGCCTCGGCCAGGGTTAGGTCTAGATTAAGAGTTTCGTATTCAATGTCTACGAATACTGGAATAAATCCCATTTGCAGGGTTGGATTGAGCGTGGTTGGAAACCCTGCAATGGGCATGAGCACCTTGGTGCCCGGGGGAAAGTTATGGCCGCGTCGGCTTTTTAGGGCTGCCATCATCAGTAGGTTGGCACTGGATCCTGAGTTGGTTAGGACTCCGTGTTCTTTGCCAAAGTGTTTGGGAAATTTATTTTCAAAACGCAGGCAGTCTTTGCCCATGACCAACCAACCATCTAGTAAGGTGCCAGCGGCAGCAACTATTTCCTGATGATCAAAATAAGGACCTGCATAGTTTACAAAATCCTTGCCAGCGGTCCAGGTCTTGGCCGCATTCTTTTCGGTTACAAATTCTTCAATCGCGTTTAATATTTCTTGTTTATCCATAATCAACCCCGTTTTAGTAAATGACTTTTTCTTTGTATTCCTTGACTAACTCCAGACGCTCATTAGGCTGAGTGCCTGGCCAATGTATGAGCCAATCACCGGTTTCCCATTGACCCCTTTGATCATGCACATCTGTTGTCTTGGTATAGTTCCAAGGTGCAACTTTATACATTTTGTATTCATAACTGTTCATGAAATGCTGTGGCATGATTTCCATGATGTCTGTATACTTATCAGCACTGTCCAGCATGTATTGCTGTTCCTTATACTGATGATGTGCATACTTGCTCATGTTGTCCATGATGTCCTGCAACCAGGCACGAGCTTCTGGAGTGTTTTTAATTAAGATGCTATCACAGTTGATGGCAAAATTAAAATCCGAACTCATGATGATGTGTGGAGCCGCAGCATCTTGACTCTTGGCTTCGGCAACTTTATCTTCGATGCGAGTATTAAAATTGGTCACCAGACTGTCGGTTCCAGTCCACCAGATCCATTCGATGTCGGCATAGGCTTCAAAAGTATCTAACAGGAACTGTATCTTTTCAAAGCCAGGTTCAAATCCATAAAAGTCTTCGGTCTTGGCTATGTAAGCGTAGCCATGTTTTTCTGCATATTTGATCTTGTTGTTGTCCCAGGTTTCTGTTGCCAGTTCCTGATACTTTTCATTGTGCATGGTAGCTATAGCTATGGTCATTTTATTTGCTCTTTCAATATGTTCATCTGATTAATAATTTTGTCGCCAAATCTGTCCCAGATACTGCTGTCAGGTATGTCATTGTAATCATATTCGTGAAACACGCTGTCAGGTATCTGAGCACCTGGAGCGTCTGGAGTTCGATCTGCGGTACTGCCACGCGCTTGCTTTTTAGTTTTAAAATATTCCCAGCTCTTGCACTGATAATGATTGATTCTCAGGGGTGCATGAACTGGATCTGTTCCGGTATTCAGGGGATTATGTATGGCGTTACCTGTTACATCCACAGTTCCGAATTCACTCTGGAACAGATGTGGATTACTGCCACTTATCCACCCGGCTTTCCCTCGTCCCCGTACAATACTTTTGATGTGGTGGTTCGTAACCAGATTGTCAGCACCACGATTAACGTAGCTAGCAGTAACAAGCTCTGGGTCAGCCACCAGACCACTGCTGCCAAAAGCACACCAATAAACACCCCAAGCACTGCAATGGTAATCTCTGATAGAATTGATAACATCTCTTATACTTTCTGCCTCGGTTGGATAATAAAATTCATCCATGTCAGCAAAAATCAAATAATCCACCGTAGGTAAGACTTCAGTTAATGCATGCTGTAGCATAGGATAATGTACATTATAACCGTCTCTGTAGTGAATGTCAATAGAATATCCAGCTGCACGAAGCCGTTCATAGATGCTCTGAGTTTCATCTGTGCTCATGTGGTTGTAGATCACAAAATGATCCACACCCTGGATTAAATAATAACTAAACCATTCTAATATGTACTTGGCTTCATTGCGTTGCATGCTAGCAACAGCTATGACATCACGCCCAGACGTCGTTCCAGTTTCCACTTAAAGCACCTTTTGCATAATCAGTCACTCGGTTTTCAAAGAAGTTTCCATGCACAGGAGCATTGATCATTTCTTCTACCCAGGGCAGAGGATTCTTCTTGCGTTTGAAGATACCCTTGAGACCTAAACTTATGAGTCTGCGGTCTGCAATGTATCTAATGTATTCTTTTACATCGGTTTCGGTCAGGTCTCGCATTGGACCACCTGCAAAACTTAGCTCAATGAACTTGTCTTCGAGCTCTACCATTTTCTCTGCAATGGTATATATGCGACTTTTTAGATCGTCGTTCCAGATTTCGTTGTTCTCTTTGATGTATTCACGGAACAGTTTAATCATGTTTTCTGCATGCTGTGTTTCGTCAACTATGCTCCAGGTAACAATCTGACCCATGCCCTTCATCAAGCCATGGCGAGGAAAATTAAGCAGCATGATAAAACTGCTAAACAACTGCATACCCTCAGTAAAAGCGCTGAACACAGCAATATGTGCTGCCGTGGATGCCAGGTCGCCGTTCTTGTTAGACAGTTCCAGTACGTAATCATGTTTATCCTTCATGGCCTGGTATTCCAGGAATTCGTTATAGGTGCTTTCAGGCATACCCACGGTTTCAATCAGATGTGAATATGCAGCAATGTGCAGAGCTTCACGAGCCGCAAAGCCCATGAGCATCATGCGTATCTCTGGTTGCGGAAAATATGGCAAATAGTTTTTAACATAACCACCGGCAACGTCAATGTCACCCTGTGTAAAGAAACGGAATATGTTGGCTAAGAATTGTTTTTCAGCTACACTTAACTTCTTTTTCCAGTCCTTGACATCTTCTGCCATGGGGACTTCGGTGTGCAGCCAATGACTCTGTTCATGTTTGAGCCAGGCATCATAGGCCCAGGGATAGTTAAAGGGTTTAAAATGATTGCGATTGTCGGTCAGTCTGCTTTTTGCCATGATTGCCTTATTTAGGTAATGGTCCTACGTATTTTGTATATGCTGCGGTCCAGTCAGCTGCAACGTCTTTCTGTACATCAGCTGCATTAACTTTACCATCGCAGATTAGTTTGTGAAGTTTGTTCTCAAGTGCATCTTTGGTATGAGCATTCAATGGTTTAGTTGTATAACTTTGTGGCCAAAGATTTTTAACATCATTAGCACCACCTAGTTCTAAACTGATTAAATGATCAATTTCGTACTTGTCTGATTTTGGATCAATCTTGTATACAGCAAATACCTGTTTCTTTACGGACTCAGGTACATTGCGAACACCTGGCTGACCAGTATAACCGCTTACGCAGTATTCTTTTGGTGTAACCTTGGTGTTAACTACACCTGGTGTTAATTTTGCGTCTGGTTTAATTGGACTTTCTGCCAACACTGATGTTGCAAATGTAGCAAAACCCAATACTACTAATAATTTCTTCATGTTTACTCCTTGGTTAATAATTCAGGTGAATGTTGTGGTATACTTGACTCTATGCCCAGATTTTCTTTGCGACGTTTTTCTAATTCATAGGTGCGTCTTCGTAAATCACTGCTGCTATATGTATGCTCTCGGGGATGATAGTATAATTCTATGCCTCTGTCAATGCAATACTGCTTGCCCGTAAAATCACGATTTAAATATTCTTCGCTTAGGAATCTTATGTGCATGGTCTGTGTTTTGATCAGATTTAATAATTCTTCTTCGGTGTCATAGACCAGAATTTCATCCACGTATTTACAGGCCTGTAGCTGTACATAGCGTTCATAGATGCTCTGTACGGGTACATTTTTAACACCCGGTCTGTCTATGGCCGGATTGGTCTGTAGTGCTACCTTGAGATAGTCACAGCGTTCTTTTTCCATTTTAAGCATGGTCACATGCCCGGCATGGAGCAGATCAAAACTACTGCAATTAAATCCTATTTTCATTACCAATGTTTCCAAATGTTAACAATAATGTGAATACAAGTTACAATTTCTATGGTTCTTAGAACCCACCAGACTCGGGGATCGTTCATTTAACCTTCGCAGGCTATGCAAACACCATCATCGGCCTGAGCCAGAGCAGTTAGATCAATCTCCTTGATGACTTCGCGCTCAATGCGTTTACTGACCTTGTCTGCCTTGGCAATTTTATCGCTTCGGCAATAGTACATGGTCTTTAATCCCTGTTTCCAGGCCTGGAAGTGAACTGCATGTATGTATTTGATATGGCTGTCGGGTCTGAAGAACACATTTAAACTCTGTGCCTGGTCTATGTACTCCTGACGATCCGCAGCATGCTGTATGACCCAGCGC